TAAAACCAATACTACTAAAATTCTTTACCACTACTGCTGTGAAGAGATTAGTAGTTGATTTGCTTCGTGCTATCTGTAAACAAACTACTAACACGCTAGATGATCGTGCTGTGGATATGTTAGAGCAACAACTTTTCCCAAAACTAAACTAATATGACACATCAAGAATTTTTTAAGGTACTTATTGGTGATCCACCTCCTGAGATAGAACTAGAAATAGAAATAAAAAAAAGAGAGGTAGAAGCATTACCTGATGATTTAATAAAACAATATTGTTTAGACCTTGTAAAACATACAAGACTACAAGATTTGTTATTAATGGCAGCTATATCACGTATATCAGAAGTAGAAGTAAAACTATACCGTTACGAAAAAGGTATAGAACTCTACAAAAAAGTAAAAAAACTAGGTTTTATAGGTAAAATAAAGTATCTACTATTTGGCATTACAGACAAAAAGTGATTATATTAAACTAAAAAACATTAACTATGACTAACAAAGATCTTGAAAAGTTAGAAAGTTTGCATAGTGTATTGACTAGCGTATTGCTTGATAGAGTAAAAAGTCCAGCAGCAAAAGCTGGTGATTTAAACGTAGCTAGACAATTTTTAAAAGATAACGGTATTGAGTGTATTCCTACAGAAAATAATGATATGGAAGATCTTATGCAAAATTTACCAGACCTAGAAACTATCCCTGTAGCAGAACTATAATTGCAACCACTTCCTAAAAAATTACACGACTTTAGATATTTTCTAATTATTACCTGGCGGCATTTAAACTTGCCAGATCCTACTCCTGTACAACTAGAGATTGCAGAATACTTACAACATGGAGAAAGACGTAAAATAATACAAGGATTTCGTGGTGTTGGTAAAAGTTGGATTACATCTACCTACGTAGTATGGCGATTACGTATAAACCCACAACTAAAATTCTTAGTTGTATCTGCCAGTAAAGATAGAGCAGATAATTTTTCTACATTTACTATGCGATTAATAAACGAAATGCCTTTATTATCGCCACTAATACCACAAGATCATCAACGTAACTCCAAAATTAGTTTTGACGTAGCACCTTCTAGTGCCGATCATGCACCTTCTGTAAAATCTCAAGGTGTCTTAGGACAAATGGCTGGATCTAGAGCAGATGAAGTGATCGCTGATGACTGCGAAGTACCTAACAACAGTTTTACGCAACCAATGAGAGATAAATTAGCAGAATCAGTAAAAGAATTTGACGCTATCTTAAAACCTGGTGGTAAAATTACATTTCTTGGTACACCACAAGTAGAAAATAGCTTATATCTAACCCTAGAAGAACGTGGTTATACAACAAGAATATGGACTGCACGTTATCCAGAATATAAAAACAACTATGGTGACAGACTTGCACCTAGATTACAACGTAACCTTACAGAAGGAACTGTAAAACCTAGAGATCCAGTAGATCCAGAACGTTTTAGTGACATAGATCTAATGGAAAGAGAAGCATCTTACGGTAGATCAGGCTTTAACTTACAATTTATGCTTGATACAACCCTTTCAGATCAAGATAGATACCCATTAAAAATAAACGACCTAGTAATTAGTTCTGTAAACCAAGAATATGCACCAGAAAAAGTTATATGGTCTAACTCTCCTGAGTATGTACTAACAGATTTACCTTGTGTTGGCTTCAACGGTGACAGATTCTACCGACCTGCCCAAGAATTTGGTGATTTTATAGAATATACAGGCTCAGTTATGTTCGTTGACCCATCAGGGAAGGGCAAGGATCAGACCGCTATAAGCTGCGTTAAGATGCTTAATGGTAATTTATACGTGACTGAGTGTTTAGGACTCTCAGGAGGCTATTCTGATAGGGTTCTAGAACGTATTAGTAAGATCGCTAGAGATAATAAAATTAATACAATTATTGTTGAGCAAAACTTTGGTGGCGGTATGTTCGCTGAACTATTAAAACCCTTTCTTATGAGATATCACCCTTGCGAACTAAAAGATGTACGCAATACAAAGACTAAAGAACTAAGAATTATAGATACACTAGAACCTGTTATGAACTCTCACCGACTAATAATAGATCGCAAAGTTATAGAAAAAGATTTTCGTTCTAACAGCAATGAACCACCGGAAAGAAGATTAAAACTACAACTTGTTTACCAGCTATCTCGCATATCTCGTCATAGAGGTTCTCTAGTACATGATGACCTTGTTGATTCCCTCGCAGGTGCAGTTGCTTACTGGACTGAATATATGGCTCAAGATGAAGATAAAAATATTCGTAACCGTAAAGATCAATTACTAATGACTCACTTACAAAATTGGGGTTCTGCTCTAAACAACACCATCACTCAAACTGCTATGGGAATGACTCCTCAACAGATAAGTAATTCTAATGCCTCTACTGATGGTTTTATAAATAATTCTTATTAAGGAGTACTATAGGAGATATGCCATACCTAGAAGGTGATACACCCGTAATCTTCTAAGAAGGCTCTAAGAAGGTTCGACTAACTCCTTCTTAGATTCTCCAAGAATTAATTTTGGTAAAAAAATTTGAACCCCTTATTATATACGGAGGCACATAGAATCCCCCCAATAAAAAATAAAAAAGTCTAAAAAATAATATAAAAATCTATAAAACATTACTATAACTACAGTTACAAATTATTATTTATAATTTTATTGCTATAACTACTGTCTATAACTAGAAAAATTTAGAATCATATATATATTTCTATAGAATCGGTGACAATAAAAGAGAATAAAAGATAACCAGGTTATTGACATTTTAAAAATACTAACTATATAATAATATATATCTAGTAATTATTTATTAATTATTAGATATATAAAAAGTTAGTCACTTATTTTTAAATGGAACTACAAATAAAGTTATCAACAGATAACGCGGCATTTAGTCCTAATATTGGACTAGAGATATCTAGAATACTAGGCAATTATGCAAATAGTATTAAAGAAGTATTAGACGATGGTTCTAATACCTGGGAACTAGAAACAACTTTAAGAGACCTAAACGGTAATAAAGTTGGTAACGTTGTTTATGTAGGTAGTTAATTATGGCCTATATATCACAACAAGATAAAAAAGACTTGTTACCTGGAATTAAAAAAGTTTTAAAAACTTATAATATGAAGGGAACAGTATCTATACGTCATCACTCTACGTTAATAGTTACTCTTACTGAAGGGGAATTAGATTTAATTAAGGTAGAAAATGATATAAGACGTGAAAGGCATACTAGAAACAATTATGGGGAATTGTATTTAGTAACTGATACCTTTCAACAGTCATACCATCATTTAAATAAGTTTGTTGAATTAGGGGAACATTTAGTGCATAACTTTTATCAGAATATGTTTAAAGCTATGAAAGGTAATAAATGGTTCGATAAATCAGATATTATGACTGATTATCATCATATTGCCTATTATTGTTATATAGATGTAGGTAGAAGTAGGTTAAAACCTTATATATGTACTAAAAACCTAGTTACTGTTTGATGATCCTCTATAAATATTCCAGGTATATTAATTTATACCTGGTTTATTTGTATAGGATCTTCTTAAGAAGATTCTATTAAAAAAAGTTAGTCTATTTTTTGTTATGACTTCTACCGTATTAGAGAATCAAGTCTCTATAAATGATAGTAAATCTATCATTAGGGCAATATTGCCTTATCAAGTGCTACATCTAGCTAGTAAATTTGCTAGTAAGGATGATAGTAAGTATATCTTGCAATATATAAATTGCTATAAGATAGCTAGTAAGGAAACATCTATAAAAGATACCTTAGTTATAGAATCAACTAATGGGCATTATCTTTTTAGATGGATAGGAAAGGTTAATGATTATTATGAATATCCTTATGATAATTCTATATTAATTCATAGGGATCACTTTAATAAATCAGATGTAAAAGCTACTAACGTAGATTTTTATAGTGATAACACATACCAGGTATGGCACGCTACTAATAAATCCTTTCATACATTTGAAAATGGTAAGGATTATGGAACATATCCTAATTTAGAGCAACTTATACCTGATAAGTTAGACTGTTTACCTGGTAATAGTATCAGCTTTAATAGTCAATACTTAGGTTTATACTTTAATGCTATTCATAAGTATCAAAGTAATAATAAAGTTAGTGAGTTATTTTCTAATAAACCTACTAATCCTGTTGTTATAAAATCAGAATTAGATTTTAATAGATTAGAAAATACTGACGTTACGTTTTTAATCATGCCAGTTATTAAACGTAAGTAGTATGACTTTATTTAATACACCTATAAGGGATCAGCGCATGATCCCTATTCTATTAATGAATGATTGGATGATTAAAGAGACTAGCTACTGTAGATTAGCTAGTTGTAGTCAGTCAACTTACGATAAATTAAAACGTAAGTATCTATTGGATTAAGATTATGACATATGATCCTAGTTTAATGGATGATGAATTTCATAACTGGCTAGATAAATGCCCTAATAATTGGGTGAGACTAGCAAGCGATAATGATTCATCTACTTATAAATTTTATCGAATAGATAAGGATGACGATTAATTTACATATGCCTGGTAGAAATACCAGGTATTTTTTATAAATATATAATAATCTATTGTTTTTTATTTGATTATAGATTATTGTATATAACATCCTGGCGATCCAGGTTCTATTTTTTTGTCATCCTGGCAAAATTAAAAAGTTAGTCACTTAAACATTATGGAAACTCAATTTTATAAAGGTTTTGATATTGTCACTTTATATGATGTAAATCAAAACGAATATTATAACGTCAACAAAGTTTTAAAAGAAGATCCATTTATAGAAATATGGGGGGAAGATTTTAAAACTATGGATGACGCAAAAAAAGCTATAGATAATGGAGCTATAGGTTAATGGATGATTATGCTTATAATCTTACAGCTATAGCTACGCATTTAAAAGAATTAGCTATCTCTATATCTAAGAAATTAGATATAAGTTTAGATGATGCTTGGGATTTATGTATAGAAAAACTTGAAACTAAGTTTTTAAATATGCAAAAAAATGATAATAATGATAAACAAATACAAGATCGTATTAAAAAAACTTTATTTAATGATGATTGTTTAATGGGGGAAAAATGATTAAATGCCCTAGTTGTGAAAGTACATCTAACCAGGTAACTATTACACGTACTGGTAGAGGTGCTAATGAGATTAGAACCGATCTAAACTATACCTATAGACGTAGGAAGTGTTTAAATTGTGGTTTTATGTTCTCTACACGTGAGATAAGCGAAGAAGAATATAAAAAGGATCTACATTATTATCACTTAAATGAATTAGTTAA